GCTGATCCGTGACCCCTGCGAGCCGGCGCCATAGCCGCTGTAGTTGTCCGCGTCACTCTCAAACGTCAGCGACCAATCCATGTGGGCGTATTCCGCATTGGTCACGCCGTGGAGGGTTTCCGCAGGGCTGCGCTTGATCGCAATCACATCGCCTGCCGCCACCGTGACCTCGTGAAAGGTGTCACTGGCCGCTGAGTCGAAGCCGTTCTGCGCCACCGGTCCAGCCGCCGGCACCGTCACCGTCAGCGCCGTGGCGACCCCATTGACCATCAGCGTAAAGGTCGTCGCATCCCAGTAAATCGACGCGCCATTCTCGACCGGCGCCAGAATCTGTGCGTAGAGATTCCGAAACGTCCCAGCGACCGACCAGCACTGACTATGCTTGAAGACCGCGCTCGTCTCGCCGCCCAGTTCATTCGACCAGAGATTCCCCCGCAAGGTCGTGACTGGCGTGCCGCTGCCCTTGTCGCCGTAGGTCTTGCCGTGGATGATCTGAATCACGACGCATCCTCGACGGCCTTTTTCTGCTCAGGCGTCAGATACGTCAGGACTTCCGAGAGTGGCACGCCCATGCGCTGACAGAGCGCCTGCAGCTTCAGGACACGCAAGCGCGTAATCCCGAGGTCTTCCCGCCGCACGAGCCGATCCGCAATCTCCGCGGCCGTCATGTGGGCAACACAATCTGATCGTCGTAAAACGACATCGACAGCTCGTAGATGGCCCCGGAAATGCGGTCCCCGAGCAGATGCTTCCCAAACTCAAAGATGTGCGAGTTGACCACATGCGGGATCCACACGGCGTTCGTGCTGTCCCATAGGTTCCATTCAAACCACACATCCATGGTCACGTCGTAGACCCACGTCCGATCACTGCGCGGCAGGAGCAGGACATACCAGATATGCCCGTTCATCTGCAGCGTGAACGATTGCGCGTCTGACGGAATGACTTGCTGCTGCAGTTGCTGCTCCACGCCGAAGGTAGACCGACGCTGCGGGGCATAGCCATCAGCCCGCGACATCATGCCCCAGCCGTCCACGCTGCTCATCAGCCAGAAGATCGTGTTATCGCACCGATGCACGGTGAAGGGTCCCACCACGCCAAACTCGAGCACGACGCCACTGACCGGCGCCCAAATCTCCGAGGCTACACCCGTGTTGATATAGACCTGCGTCGTCTGCCCGCCCATGAACCAGATTTCTTCATGGCTACGGATCATCGCGCCGAGGTTATCCGCCGTGGCCGAGCGTTCCGCGACATCCAACGGATCCCAGGTCATGCCGTCTTCAAGATTGCTCCACGAGAAGGACCGCGACCCGCCACCCTGCAGCGCGAGAAAATACCCGTTCAGAAACTCCACCTGCCGGCAGGGATCTGGAAAGTCGGGATCGGTAATCTGCGTCAGGACGTTCGTCACCGTGTCGTAGATGTAGCCATCCCCCCCAGACGCCAGAATGATCTGATTCCCCGCCGTGCCATTCGAGGCCCACGACACCGGCTGCCCGTCATTCGTGACCGTCGAGGTCGGGCCGACGGTGCCATCGGTGAAGAACTCCCCGAACAGCGCCCCACCCACCCCGACCGCTCGCCCGTTGATGCTGAAGATGCCTCTGATGGGCTGATCCGGCCACACGAGGAACGGATGCACCTTCGGCATGCCCTGAAAGTCTTTCGGCACCTTCGCCCCGCCGCCGGGCTGCGTCGATTCCACGAACAGGTTAATGGTCCGGCCCACTTGCGCCTGAATCGGGCGCTCCGTGTTGGAGCCGTCTACGAAGCCGGGCACCGACATGCGGGCCATTAGCCGACTCCCATCAGCGGCAGCAGATGCAACGTGCCCGGCGTCGGCGGCGTCGAGCCGACCGCTTGCGCGTAGAGCGCGAAATACCCGCCGCCAAATGGAAAGCCACCCATTAGGCGGGCACCTCAACCAGCGCGACACACCGCTGCTCCACGAGCGGAATGTAGTCGTAGTGCCCCGGCTGCATGGACAAGCGATCCGGCGCATACGCCGACGGCAGATCCTCAATCGGGAGGTCCAGCCGTGTCTGCGGATACGACAGCCACGTCATGATCCGCTCCGTCTCACGCTTATAGACGTGATCCTCACCATAGACGGCCCGATACTGATTGAGCACCTGAATCGTCCGCTTCGGGAAGATCGAGCCCCAGCCGAGCAGCGCGATGCGGCTCTTGGCATAGGACGCCAGATGCGACGGCTTCATGGCGCAGGTAATCCGGTTCGGTTCCGCCGCCGCCAGTAACTCGGCTATCGGCGCCAAGCAGTCATCATCCTGGTAGTAGAGATAATCGTGCTGCGCCTTCGCAAACAGGTCCTGCTTCCGGTGCGGGCTGTCACAATGGGTCAGGAACAGGCATTCTCCAAACCCGACCGCCATCACGCGGTCCACAATGACCTGCGGATAGATGGGGTCCTTCGTGATGAAGCAGGCCGAGATGTAACGTGGGTTAATCACGCGCCCACCACGTCAATCGTCGGCAGCGGGAAGATCAGCTTGCCGCCCCGCTGCAGGAACGCCGCTTCTCGTTCGATGATGAATGGCCGGAAATGCCACGGCATGACCAGGAAATAATCCGGCTGCTGCGCGTGCGCTTCCGCTTCCGAGACAATCGGGATGTGCGTCCCCGGCGTCACGCAGCCGTGCTTATCAGGATTCACGTCTGCGATGCACGGCAGATCCTCAGCGGTGAGTCCGCAGGCTTGCAGCAGGACATTGCCCTTCGTGGAGGCGCCATAGCCGAAGACGGTCTTGCCTTCTGCTCGCAGCGAGCGAATCAGCGCCGGCAGTTCGACGCGGTGACGCGCCACGGCTGACTGAAAGGCGACGAAGCCGTCCAGCTCATCCAGTCCGCGCTGGCGCTCCGCACCGAGCAGGAGCGCAATGTTGGCGCTATCAGATCGGTGCTTTGACTGTCGATGCGCGAACGTGACGGCCAACGATCCGCCGTTCGTGTCATTCTGCGTGGCTTCGATGATGCGGAGGTCTGCACGGTCGGCCATCCACTGCAACTGCGTCAGGCCGTAATACTCCAGATGCTCGTGGCAGATCGTGTCATAGGCGCAGGAGTCGAGCAGCGCCGGCAGGTAGCTTTGTTCCGTATACCAGATCCCCTCGTCAGCCAGAATGCGCGAGACGGCCCGCATGAACGCCAGCGGCTGCTCCAGGTCGTAGAGCATCGCAATCGAAGTCACAACACTGGCCTGCTGATACATGCTGGCGCGGTAGGTCTGCTCAGAGAAGAACTTCGGCACGAAGCCCACATGCCGCGGGTAAAAGCGGCTGAACTTCGAAGCCGTCGGATCCATGCCCACAAACGTCTGGCCGCGGTTCTCATACGACCCGAGCAGCGTGCCGTCATTGCTGCCGATGTCCAGCACCAGATCGCCGGCCGTCGTTGGGCACAGCCGCTCGACCTTGGCCGCGATGCCAGCCAAGTGCCGCACCATCGAGCCGTTCAGCCCTGACCGGTAGCCGTAGTTCTCGCCATACATCAGCGAGGGCGCGTAACTCTGCCGCAACTGCACTAAGCCACCATCGGGACACAGCACGAGCTCCACTGGGCCGCTGGGCACCTCGACGCCAGGCTTCGGGAAGATGCCCGTCAGCGCCATCTCGCCCAGGTCCAGCAGCGACACGAGGTTCCGGCTGCCCGTCATCCGACAGGCGTCAATCTCCCGGTAGACCGAGGTCACCGGACGGGATAAGGTCGCAGTGCGGGCCATGTCTTCGTGCTCAGGAAATGAAAGTAGGCAATCTCACGCCCGAAGAAGCCTCGCCACGCCGGATAGCTTTCTAACGGCTTGAAGCCGTCATCAAAGCACTCAATCAACGCCCCATCCGGAGCCAAGGACAGATTCGGTGTGGGCTGATGCTGAATCAGCCGGTCGTAACTATGCACCGCGAAATACGGCGGATGGCCGAACCGAATCTGGCCGGCGTCCGCGAGCTGCCGCACGATTTGGTCGAAGTAGAGCTCATCGAAACCGAAGATCGGCCGTCCATTCACAGCGAACATCTCCTGCCAGTGCGGGACGAGCTTATAGAGCGCATTGATCCGCGGCTCGTTCTTGTAGAGGCACCACAGGCTGTTGACGTGGTGATGATCGTCGGACCAGAGGTCGTATTGAGCCAAGGTCTCATCGGGCAGGAAATGATCCAGCCTGCCGTAGAGCACATCCCAATTCGTGATGCTCCAGTAATCGCAATCGGTCAGCAGGTCCGCGAACAGTTCCCCGAAGGCGGGGTAGTAGTCGCTGAGCAGCTTCACCGGCAGGAAGTCGGCATCGAGGAAGTTGCCCGAGTCCACGCCCGTCGTCGCTTTCACCCGCGCATCGAATTGCGCGAAGGTCATCGGCACGATCTCGACGTTCGGACTCTTCGAGGTATAGCCGTGCGGTGTCAGGATCTTCCACGACCAGCCGTAGGGCGCGAGACTGCCGATATGCTCCAGATACTGCTCCGTCCACGGGAACGGTGGGCCAAACTGGGGCAGGAGAAAGGTCTTCCTCAGCATGTGACCTTCCGGTAGCGCACCCGCAGGCTCTGCGCCCGTTTCACGCCGTCCTCTTCGACCTGCCAGTTCAGCAGGTCCGCACTGACCTTCGTGAAGCCGCCCTGAATGCCTTCAAAGGCCCGATCCTTCGCCCAGCGATGGGAGTCCACGTCGAAGTGCTCGAAGATCTGCAGGTTCCAGTGGGACAGGTGACTCGGTGAGCCATAGTCGTTCCGGCTGCCGGCATTCGGGACGTAATGTTCCATGACGCCCCCCGGCACGAGCACGCGGTGGACCTCGTTGATCACGGCCACCCGACGCTCAGGCGGCAGATGCTCCAGAAAGTCTTCCGAGAACACGTAATCGACGCTGGCGTCATCCAAGGGTAACGGTTCCGCAAGGATGTCGCAGCGCGTGAAGAAGCTGCTGGGCACCTCCGGCGACTGCCGGTCCACGTTGATCCAGCCGGGGAAGATGCGAGCGCCACACCCGAGATGCAGCCGATTGAACCCAGACAGCCATTCGCTGCGCCCTTCCACGGCGCGGAAGTGCATCGGGTTGACCCGCTGTTGGCTCTCGTAGCAGAGCAGCGCCTGCAACTTCTGCGCATACTCGTCTCGCGTCCATTCAATCTCGGTCGTGCCCACGGGTTGCAGGTCTACATCTCGGTATTGACTCAGCTTCTGATACGTCGCGTAGCACCGCAGGGTATCCGTCCCGAAGACTGCCGCCGCCGCGAGACTGACGAGATCATGGTGGGGATGCCCGCCCTCGAGCGCCGGGGCATAGACCGTCTCCACGTCAGGAAGCGTGGTCAGTGACGCCATGATGCCCTCAAGCGTGGCGCTGTCATCACCATGCCGGAGACGGATCGTCTCGCATCCGAGGATCGCGTGGGCCGCTGCCGTTTCCGCTTCCCGTTCTTCCGCTGAGCAGCCCGTCTCACCTCGCAACGGTTGCACATAGGAGTCCGTCACCACCACCACCGTCGGCTGCTCACGCAGACACGTCACGGCCGCAAAGAGCGCCGAATCGTCATCATGGGGCGACAGGAGATATTTCATGTGCGCAGAAAGAGCACGCCTTCGTTGTCGGCCGTTTCGGCCATCCGCTTCCACTGATCGGCGTTCCGCTGCCAGCGGGGATTGTGGGACCCATCCCCCGCGAGTTCCGCCATGAACAGGACGGCTTCCTTAAAGCACGGATTGATGATCAGGCACTGCACGAGGGCATCCCGCGCATCGTCTGGCATGTGCAGCGCCCAATACACCCGCGACATCGTCAGGAAGGCTTCCGCCTTCTCCGCGAGGAACCGCGACTGCTGGACGTAGCGCCCGAGCATCACCAGGGCCTGTTCATACTGGCCCCGGTAGAAGTATTCCCGCCCCAGATAGAACCGCTCCCTGATGCAGTCTGGCCGATCCGCCACTTCCTTCTCCAGAATCCGCATCGAGCGCAGGGGATCCAGGGTGTGAGCCGGCGAATAGCCGTAGGTCAGTGTCACCGCGCCCACGTCCTCGCCCATCACGGAAATGTGGTTGTGGATCGCGCCCTCCCACCAGACATTCGGGGAGCGCAGAAAGAGCCGCGGGAACCAGAAGTGCGACGGTGGGCCAGATTCGGCCGTCATCTTGACGTTGATCGCCATGAAGCCCTTGGCCACCGCCTCGCGCACGGCGCTGAAGGGGCAGGTCAGGTATTCGTCCGCGTCAATCGAGAGCACCCAGTCGCCCGTGGCCTTCCCGAGCGCATGATTCCGCGCCTTGGCAAAGTTATCTTCCCAGACGTAATCCGTGAAGACCTTGTCCGTGAACTGCTTCGCAATCTCGACCGTGCGGTCTGTGGAGCCTGTATCGCAAATGATAATCTCGTCAGCTTCCTTGACGGAGTCGAGGCAGCGGGCCAGCACGGCCTCTTCATTCTTCGCAATCATCACGACCGAGACCGTCATTTAGCCCACACCCTTTGACAAGAGCAGCCACTTGTTAATCGAGTTCGCCGTCACATATCGGAACGACAGCCCAATCGTCTGATTGGTGGTCGTCACCGCCGGCAACGTCACGCCTAACGTGTTGGCTAAGTATCCACCAGCCGAGGTGCTCCACGTAATGCCTTTCTGCGTGCCGGTGCAGAGAATCAGCATCTCGAGCCACTGGCCGCCCGTCGGAGAACCGACCGGGGCACCCACGACCGCCGTCACCGCCAGCGTCGAAATCACATAGAGGTCCGTGGTGCTCGTATCCGGGACTGGTGTCGCCGTGGAGCTGACTGTCGTAATGCGCGGAATGGCCGGATTGAAGCCAGCACCAGTCGAACCGGTGGGACCAGAAGGGCCGGTTGGGCCCGTAGGTCCGCTTGGTCCGCTTGGACCAGTCGGCCCAGTGATGCCCGTCAGAATCGCATTGGATCCGGTCGGGCCAGACGGGCCGGTTGGACCGGTGGGGCCGGTAATCCCAGTCGGCCCAGTGATGCCCGTAGGCCCAGTGGCCCCGGTGCCCCCATTGCGGGCAAAGTTAAAGACGCACGCCTCCGCATTCGACGGCAGCGCGGCGCCGGCCTCGTAGACGCACTGAATCTCCTGGTAGCCGGTGCGAGCGACTTCGGTTGAGACGATAAACACGTTGACCGTGGTATCCGTGTTGTCGTTCGACTTGATGAACACATACCCCGGATTGCTCTGCGCCGATTGGAAGACCACGCCCACGCTGTTGCCCGAGGCGTCGAGGTCGTCCATCCAAATCTTGGTGATGTTGGCGAGCGTCGGGCTGTTGTAGCGGAAGTTGCCGCTGCCCGGATCGCTGTCACCTGTGCTCGTGCTGAAGTTGTAGCGCAGGCCACCCTTGTCGCCTTGGGAGCCCGTGGGACCAGTTGGCCCCGTGAGTCCAGTGGGACCAGTGGGTCCGGTGAGTTGGGCCGCGGTGCCCTGCGCCCCAGTCGGTCCCGTGATGCCCGTGGGGCCGGTAATCCCCGTCGGCCCAGTGGGGCCCGTGGGGCCAGTCAGTTGCGCAGCAGTCCCCTGCGCACCTGTGGGACCAGTCGGGCCAGTCGGTCCGGTCAACTGAGCCGCGGTCCCCTGTGGGCCGGTCTGACCCGTGGGTCCGGTCGGGCCCGTAGGCCCCGTAATCGCCGTGCCCTGCGCCCCTGTGGGGCCTGTGGGCCCTGTGGGGCCGGTGAGTTGAGCCGCGGTGCCCTGCGCACCCGTTGGCCCTGTCGGGCCCGTGGGGCCGGTCAGTTGCGCCGCGGTGCCTTGGAGACCCGTCGGTCCTGTCGGGCCGGTGGGCCCGGTCAGTTGCGCCGCGGTCCCTTGGGCCCCGGTCGGACCCGTGGGACCACTGGGGCCCGTGACCCCGGTATGCCCCGTGCTGCCGGTGGGCCCCGTGGGCCCAGGCAGGGCCGCTTCGATGTCTTGCAGCAGGTTGGCCGTAATCGCCAACGCCACCAGATCGCCCACGAGAATGGCGCGGTTGCCGTTATTCGTAACGGCATACGGCCTCGCCGCCACCGTGAACACGTCCCCCGTGAGTCCCGTGACCCGCAGGATCTCCGCGTTCGTGGGATCGGGCATCGTGCCCAATGCCCACGCCACGAGGTCATAGCCTTGCGTGCCGGGATTCGGGAACCGGGCCCCTTGCCCGGCCGTGACCGTGAACGTCGTGCCGGAGGTCGCCGGGGAGGGGGCGACCGCGACCGCACTGACGGCGAGATCAACGTGGGGATCGAAGGCCACGTTAGTTCGGGATCAGGAAGAACGTTTTGCCCGTGGTGACGGTGGGCACATGGAAGAACGTGCGATTACTGGGCGTCCAATACAGATCCCAGCGCGTCTGGGGGTTATACAGCCGCCAGACTTCCTCATCGGTGAGTTTGCGCGTCCACTGCTGAATACATTCATAGAAGCAATCCGGCACCGAGCCACTCCCGGAGGGATTCGATCCGAAGGCGGTCGTAATCCCCCCAGAGAAGTCCCACGTCGAGCCGCCTCCAGCGCCGACGGTGCCCATGAGCACGCCATTGAGCCAGCCGTCATAGGACGTGCTCCCCGCGCCGCCATTGCTCTGGCCACGCAGCACAATATCCCAGCGCGTCCCCGCCGTCAGCGGATTGAGGACCGTGGCGATATTCACCGTGGTCAACTGAAACCCCGAAAACGTCACGATCCCGCTGCTATTCAGAAAGGCGCTATTGGTGCGGGCGGGATCATCCAACAGGGCCGTAAACGCACCGGGATAATTCATCACCGTAAACACGAGGCGCTGCGTCCAGGTGCTCACCTTCGTGACATCACCCGTGCCCCCACCGAGGAGGACCACTGCCGACCCGCCCGTGGCATAGAAACTCGTCCCTCCCACGAAGGGATTGGGCAGAATCGTCGCCGTGCCACCTGACCCAAAGCCCATATCGGCGGTCAATTCTCCGTAGTCATTGATCAGCCCATTGGCGTTCGGCTCCACCCATGAGAGGAGTCCCTGCGCCAGCGACGAATCTTTATTCACGCCGTAAATCACGGGCGGGCGCGTGCCCGCTCGGCTCGGCAGTCTCAGGAACATCTTAGACGCCCTGCCACTGCACGCCCTGGATGTCAATGGCGTGGTTGCCGCCCGTCGCGTTCAGGTTCGCATCCGTGTTATGGGCGACGAAGAACACCACCTTCTGCGGCAGGATGCCCCCAAAGAGCGCGGCCACGGATTCGTTGCTGAAGTAGTAGGTGCGGTTGCTGGTCGAATCAATCAGCATCGCTTTGATGATCTTTACCGCTCCGGTCTGCACGTTCACCGACGTGAAGGTTTTCGCCGCATCCCCCGCACCGGTAATCACGTCGGGATAGGCATTCGCCTGCGCGTCCCAGGCAGCCACGTAGACGTTAATCTGCGTGCTGACGGTGGGCGTGGTGCCAGTCGTGATCTTGCCCGACACCAACAGGTCATCATAGAGATTCGTGGTGTTATCGATCTCGCTCGACTGCCGCCCGGCCGTCCAGTCATTAGACTCTGCGAGCGAGGCCAGCGTGATGGTGACCGCGGCACCTGAGGCGTAGACGGGTTTGAAGGTAGTCGCCATTTATACGCCCTGCGCCGTCCACACCGTGCCGTTATAGAACGTGCCGTAACGGTTCCACGTCGTGAGCGCCGTGATCTGCGCTTGATAGTCCGCCTGACGGGTCACCAGTTCCGCTTGAATCTGCGGCAGCGTCTGCCCCCCGCCGCCCGTTAGCACGGACGTGATTTCGACCACGGCACCACTGACGAGCGCCGATGCATCAGGATCCGTATCCGGGGCTAACGGCTGAAACGGACTCTTATACCCTGGCTTCGCATACAACGGCTGCCGCGCCACCGCCACATCCGCCCGCAAGAGATACGTATAGACCGGAGGACTCGTCGATTGCTGTAGGAGGATGATAATCGGCCGCGCCGGCATTAGGGAATGACCTCCACATACGTCAGCACGCCACCCACCGGCACCCCGGCGGACAGATTGATGTCCAGCGCCTCGCCCGCGACCGTTTCACACCAGCCCCATTCATTCGGACCGAGCACGAAGCCGGTATTCGCAATCTCGTAGAACAAGCCAGAGATATCGCCCGTCGTATGGGATTGAAACTTCACATTGACGATGCCGCTCGAGGTCAGGGCAAACGCCAAGACGCTGATCTTCTTGCCAGCGACCGCCGCCACCTGCGTCGTCGCCCCGCCCGCGCTCGCGGAGACCACGGCATGCTTGACCTCGGACTGATTCGACTGCAGCCGGAAGGCACTGGAGGTGACTTCTGCCACCCCGCCGATCCGGGTCGTCATCCGCGCACAATGACGCGAGGATTCACCGCGGCGCCGATGCGCTCGTTGAGTTGCCCCTGCAGGCGCTCGAGGGCCACGCGGGCATCCCGATAGGCGGCCTGCGCCTCTTCGACGTAGGCATCATGCGTCTGCTGCACCGCCGCGAGTTCGGCTCGCTTCTCGGCAATCGCGTCCGCTGCCGCGGACTGGACCGACTGTAGCGCCTCAGCCTTCTGCTCCGTGGTGTCAAACGCCTCGTCAAGCTGCTCGAGTAATTCACTGGAACTGGATTTTGCCACGCGGTCACTCCTTACGAATCTGAGGCCAAGACCCACACGTCTACCGTGCCGGTCGTCACCGCCGTCGCAATGCGCACCCGCACCGCGGCATAGACGCCGGAAATTGAAATGCTCGTAATCTTGTCAATCGCGGACCAGTTCGCCGTGGCGAGATTCGCCCACGTGCCGGCATAGGTCGGACTGTGCGCGGTCTCCACGACCACCGAGCCGGCCGCGGACGTATGGTCCCAGACCACGTAGAACGTCGATTCGACGTAGCGCCCGATATAGTCATCCGGCAGCACGGCCACGGCGTTCTGGGCCGTCTGCGCCTGCATAATCTTCTGGAGCGGAACGAACAGCACAGCCATCAGGACTCCTTAGACAATCTGTCCGTTCAACCAGTTGAAATCGGCGGTAAATCCGCCCTTGCCGGGGGTCATCCCGGGATCCTTCGTGCGCAGCCGCGGAATCTCCACGTTGTTGTCGAAGATCACCGCCCGCGCCTTACTCGCATCGTTGATCAGGGTCACATCCGGCGGACGGGCCCACGGACGCTGCCCCTTTTCTGCCAGACTCAGCCGGATCGCATCGTAGTAACCGGGCGGCAGTTCAAAGCTGCTCGCCGTCGTGACCACATCATCGAGCAGCACCCGCGTCATCAGTTGCACGTCATACGCGGTCGAGGGCACCGGCCAGAAGAAAATCTTCCCGTTCGGATAATCCGGCTGGTAATACAAGTCCGTCGGAATGTCCGAGGTTAACTGCGGCACCGACTGATTCAGCCACCACTGGGCATCCCGAATCGTGATCTGCCCGTTGAAGTTCACCGTCGTCGCCGGCAGGATCAGGTTCGCCCCGTCAATGTCCACCGGTCGCGCCGTGGTCGTAAACGTGCCCGTCGGCCCGATGGTATGCGGGAAGAGATTCGGCACGAGCGTATACGTGTCGAACGCGGTCGCATACACGGCGCGTCGATCCGCATTCCAGGCGTTGAGGAGTGCCCGCAGCAGATCCAGCCATTGGGCCAGATCCGCCGCGGACATCGTTTCGCCTTGGCCGAGGGTGCCGAGTTCATACGCCGCCGATGCGGCGATGGCTCGAGACGTGACCAACATCTCAGGGTCCGGTCGGTCCGGTGGCGCCGGTTGCGCCGGTCGGTCCCGTCACGCCGGTTGCTGGACCCGTCGGGCCTGTGCTACCGGTCGGACCGGTGACGCCAGTCGATGGGCCTGTGGCACCGGTGGGACCCGTGCCGCCTGTGGGACCGGTGATGCCACCCGCCCCGCCGTAGAGTTCCGTGAAGTTGGCGTTGATGTCCTCGATGTTTTTCGAGGTGAACACGCCCCCGCCGCGAATCGTGATCTGACCCATTTAGGTCTCCGTCTTCCGCGGTCTCCCGCGTGGTTTCTTCGGTTCATCATGCGCCGGTTGAGTCGGCAGATCCGTGATCAGCCGATACCCATCCGGCGCAGGCCAGTCTGGTGAGGGGGCGTCCAGGCCACCGGCCTGCAGCGCCGCCTCATAGTCAGACACAGTCTGCACGATGAGAAAGACCCCGCCACGCCAGTAGACGTGACGGGGAAACGTCAGATCCGACACTATGCCACCGAGGCGGCAATCGAACCCATGCCAATGACCTGATAGCTGTCCGAGGCATCGCCGTTCTGCGTCACGCCGGTCACGATGATGATGAACCGCTTCGAGTTCAGCAGCGCAATCGTCGCCACCGAGCTCTTGCTGTTCCCGACCACCAACGTCCCGCCCGTGCCGACCGCCACCGTCAGCGTGGTATCGCCCACGTTCACGATGTCGAGTTCGAACGAGGCGCCGACCGAGCAGGCCGGCAGCGCCGCATTGAGCAGCGTGGCCGTCGGCAAGGTCGCCGTCTGGGCATCGTCGCAGTTCACGATGAGCACGCCGCCGAGGACTTCGGCCGCGGTCAGCGTGCGGGCCCCGCCGCCGGTTGTCAGCGTCATCGCTGTCGCAACCCGCGTGGGGATGGGGATCATGCCGCTGCGCGGCTCGCCGGTCAGCGGGGAAAAACCAGAACCGTAAGGCATTGCCATGTTCTTCTCCTCTTAACCGCAGGCGATTGCCACGGCGCAGTTATCTGAATAGAGCGACCCGAAGCCCATCAGGACATCGAACCGGTGGATCATCTTCGACTGAACAGGATCCCACGCCTTCACAAAGCGGATGCTGATTCCCGTGTCGGGATCCCGCTGCTGTGAGGACATTTCGACCGCTTTCGGCGTCTCGAGCTTGACCCCGACCAGCGCGAACGCATCGGGATGAATCGCCAGCCCGACCTTGCCCACTTTGCCGTTCGGGCTCGTGGTGCCCGGCCAGAGGACCAGTGCGGTCGTCGCGGTCGGCAGCGCGTTCACGTTCTGATACGGCGAACCCGGGCCGTAAATCGCTGGCGAGATGCTCAGCGTGGCCGAGGTGCCCGAGGCCGTCACGTCCGCGAGGACCGTGACCTGCATCGTCGTCGCCGTGGTGGTCGTGCGACGGGTCATCGGGTTGACGGCGTAGAAGCCGGTAATCCCGATCTTGTCGCCCTTCTTGAACGTGTCGCCGTTGGTGCAGGTGATGGCAATCGTGGTATCGCCGCTCGCCATCGTGGTCGTGATGGTCACGGCACCGGCCCAGGTGCCCGCGGTGTGGCTGTAGAGCGACATGCTCTCATACCACTTGAACCCGCTCAGACGCCCGAGGGAGCCTTCTTTGAACAGCCGCGACACTTCGTCATCGGGCTGAAACAGGGACTGAATCGCCGGGGTCAGCGACGTGTTCACCGAGGGCGGGATGATGAAGCCCTTGTTGCCCGAGGGCGGGCAGGCTTTCTCAATCAGCCGCTGGCGGGCCTGCATCGTGATGGTGGTCGAGGTCGGATCCGTCCCGAGCACGCCCACGACGTTGTTGGCGTGCTGATACGCATACTGCGTGAACCGGCTGTCAATCTCCTGCGCGATGTAGGACATGCAGGGATCGAGCACCTGATCGCGGAGCTGCGCGTCGGGGCGGGTGACTTCCAGCGCCTTCTGCACGTCATCCCACTCGAGGTCCACGCCGAAAATCTGATCGACCGTGACCGTGGTGTAGATGCGTGTCACCGCCTGCGGGTTATACCCGAGGCCGGTGCGGATCGTCGGCTGGAATG